ACAGCAGCTGAAGTTCAGATTTCAGAGTATCTTAAAGATAGCCCTTATGGTTGGGAAGTTAAGGCTGTTAAACAATCTAAAATATTAGATGTTATACTAGAGAAAAACTGATGAATATGAAAGCACAGAAACCAATAAAACAACCACAAAAACAAATAAATATAAATGATACGGAATCAGTAAAGTGTGAGGATTGTGGGAATTATTCTTTTATACAATCATACTTTATAAGAAGAATATCAGCAATAGTTTCACCTAATGGACAAGAAACAATGATGCCAATACAAGTATATAGTTGTGGTAATTGTGGTAAAGTTCCATCGAATATGATGCCAAAAGGCGATGGGTAAGAAGAGTACAGGTGCTGGTAAAGGTGATAAATTAAGAAGAGGGGTATCTCAAAATGAGTGGGAAAAAAAATGGGAAAAAATCTTTAGTAAAAAAGAAAAGCCTGTTCGATCACATAAGTCAGATAACAGCAGTTCAAAGTCCTAGTTATTGGAACGATATATCAGATGAGGATAAAAAGACTTGGTCTAATTATATGGTTAATAGATTTCTATCTATGAAACCAGATTGGGTTGAACTTGTAAATGAATTACAAAAGTATAACTTACAGCCAAAAGAGTTATATAAATTATACACAAATATTTTACCAAAAGGCAAACAATGGTTAAAATATACAAAGAGGAAAGATGATATGAGTTATCCAAATTGGTTAGTTAATGTTATAATAAATAATGAAGAATGTAGTAAACGTGAGTCTGTGGAAATGATTGACATATGGATGTTAACCGAAGGTGGTATGCTTGAATTAGGAGAAATATGCCGGAAGTGGGGAGTTGAAGAAAAAAAGATAAAGAAAGCCGGACTTAATGTAGTGGGAAGTTCACCTAAAGGAAATTTATAAAATAAAGCTTGACTTATATACAAAAAATGTTGTATATTCAAGTATCAATTAGGAGAAGTATATGGAAGTTATAAAAGATACACCACGTTCAAAACCAAAAGATACCAACATCGTATCTCAGATGGAATCGGAATGGCCTGAAATGACCACCGAGTTTAAAAGATTACAACGAGAACAATATGAATTGTTCTGTCACAAACAACATGATTATGGCCCAGGCAATATATCAGTTGGTTCACCATTATTAACAGAAGAGGATATAAAGTTATCTCTTACTGGTTTGTGGTTTAGAATCAATGATAAAATACAAAGAGTTAAAACATTATTAATGAGTAATAAGGTTAATGCTGTAGCCGGTGAGCCAATGGAAGATGCCTTCTTAGATATGTCTAATTATGGTATTATGGCCACGGTTGTTAAAAATGGTAAGTGGGGTAAATAGTGAAAGATAGTAGATATAAATTATTTGTAACTACAGGTGTGTATGAATCAGATACTTTAATTGGATTGTTCGTAGAGATATTACGACATAGAACTTGGCATTTACTAACACATGGAAAATGGGTGGATTGATGAAAAGAATAAGTTATAGTCAGTATAGTCAATGGGATAGTTGCCCGTATAAATGGAAGTTAAATTACATTGATAGATTAAGTCAATTTACAGATAGTATTCACACGATGTTTGGTACTTCTATGCATGAGGTGTTACAAACTTATCTTACTGTTATGTATAATGATACGGTCAAAATGGCAGATGCTCTTCCATTAAGTGATATGTTATTACATAGGATGAGAACTAATTATGTTAATATAATGAAGAGAAATGGTGGTACAGAGTTCTGTAAACAAAATGATATGGAAGAGTTCTATCAACATGGACTAATTATATTAGAGTGGTTTAAGAAGAAGAGGGCCAATTACTTTAGTAAGAAAGGTTATGAGTTGGTTGGTATAGAAGTTCCAATAAATTATGAACTACCCAACAAGATTAAATTTATTGGTTATATGGATGTAGTTATATATGATAAGGTTAGGGATAGATATAAGATTATAGACATCAAAACTTCAACAATGGGTTGGAATAAATATCAAAAGGCTGATAAGAATAAAACAGATCAATTATTATTGTACAAACAATTTTATGGTGCTGAAAATAACATATCATTGGATAAGATAGATGTAGAATATTTTATTGTTAAACGTAAGTTGTATGAGGGGTTAGATTTCCCACAAAGAAGAGTTCAAACATTTAGTCCTGCTAGTGGTAAACCATCAGTTAATAAAGTTATTACCAATCTAAATCAATTTATAGATGAATCTTTTATTGATGGTGAACACAATGTAAACCATACTTATATAAAACGACCAACTAAAAAGAATTGTAAGTGGTGTGAATTCAATCAAACTAAACATTGTGACTCAGGGGTAAAATAATGCTATCTACTATAACAGTACGAATAAAACTTTCAGACTTTATAAATACAGATCGAGAAAAATCAGTAATGGAAATGATAAGTAAAACCCATAATGATTTGAGGACAGTTATTTCATTACATCTATGGTATGATAATGATGAACTTAGTTCAAGTGACCTTCAAAAGTTTTTAAAAAAATGGGAAGGTAAGATGCATTTCAAAACAAAGATCAGACAAAATTCAGAATTACATCTTGATGAGTTTGTATTTTTTGATATAGTTCCAAATAATATTTCTCAAAGTGAGAGATATAGATTTAAGTATGAGTATCAAGATGCCACTAATATTATGAGTGGATTAAATCAGTTATATGATTGTGTAAAATTTATTACTTCAGATAAACCCAATAAGAGACAGAAACGAAATGACTATGAAGATTAAAATTGGTGTTGTAGGAAGTAGAGTTTATACAGATAGAAAAAAAGTAAAGGATTTAATATTTGAAATAAAAACAAAGTATGGTGATGAAGTAGAAATAGTAAGTGGTGGGCAAAAAGAAGGAGTGGATGGATTTGCTAAAAAGTTTGCCCTTGAATTTGATATGAATTATGTAGAATTCCCACCATCACATTATAGTCATAACATGCATTGCAAGTTACCAGCCACAAAATATAATAAACCATATTATATTAGCAATTACTTTATGAGAAACAAACAGATAGCTGAATATTGTAATATAGTAGTTGCATTTATACCAACCGGTGTAGAATCACGAGGAACTATGGATACCATCAGACATGCTGAAAAAGAAAAAAAAATGGTTAAAATAATTAATTAGTATATACTTATATATGTATATATTAAGGAGTTTTACATGGATTATAAATTAACATCGGTAAAAATACTACAAGACTTGTATAAGAAATTTAAGTTGAATGCATTGTCTGATGAGTTTACATTACAAAAATTAGTAAATCGTTCAATGGATTTGTATCTTGTGGATAATGATTTTAAATCACAGATACATGAATATAAAAATTTAAAAGTAAGTGGGAGTAGGTTATGAAACGAGGGTTGTATAAAGCAATAGAAAGTTATTTAATCGGAAATATAAATAAACATTGTGCTAATGTACAATTACAGGTAGATAATCCTGTGGGAGTAGCAGAACATTCTGATCACATTGAAACTATAGAAAAAGAGTTGGGTGTTATTGCTGAATACGAAGATAAATTACAAGTATTAAAAAAGTACTTTGGTGAAAATAAAAAAGAGGTTTTGAATGGCTAAGAAAAAGATTTTATTATTATCAGATGATCTGAGAATGTCATCTGGCGTAGGTACGATGTCAAAAGAATTCGTAATAGGTACTATCCAACATTATGATTGGGTTCAAGTCGGTGGTGCTATAACACATCCAGATCAAGGTAAAGTGATTAATATGGATGAAACAATACGCAATGAAACCGGTATTAAAGATGCCAGTTTAACCATTTATCCTACAAATGGTTATGGTAGTCAAGATTTAATTAGGGAAGTATTGAAACGAGAAAATCCTGATGCAATTCTACACTATACTGATCCAAGATTTTGGGGGTGGTTGTATGAGATGGAACATGAGATCAGACAAGAAATTCCAATATTTTATTATAATATTTGGGATGATTGGCCGGCACCACATTACAATGAATTCTTCTACGAGTGTTCTGATTTAATAATGAATATATCAAAACAAACTGTAGCAATCGTGAAAGAAGTTGCAAAACAGAAACCAAGAACAGATTGGGATTCTACTTATGTACCACATGGTATTAATAGTGATGTCTTTAAACCACTAAAAACTGATAGTTCGGATTATAAAATAGTAACAGAAATGCGTAGACAACTTGGTGCAAACAAAATAGAGTTTGTAGTTTTCTATAATAATAGAAATATTCGCCGTAAGAATCCAGGTGATGTTGTACTGGCATTTAAAACATTCTGTGATATGTTACCAAAAGAAGAAGCTGATAAGTGTGCTCTAATAATGCACACATCACCAAAAGACCAAAATGGTACAGACTTACCAGTTGTTGCTAATACATTAGCTCCTAATTATAATGTTTTATTTAGTGATCAAAAAGTAAGTGGTGAACAATTAAATGCCATGTATAATTTAGCAGATGTTACAGTTAATATGGCATCTAATGAAGGGTTTGGATTAGGAACTGCCGAGTCTCTAATGGCAGGAACACCAATCATTGTTAATGTTACTGGTGGTCTACAAGATCAATGTGGTTTCAAATTAAGTGATAAATTTTTAACTGAAAAAGATTATGATGAAATACAATCCTTACATGATGATAGAAAGTGGAAAGATAACGAAGATTTGACTTG